CTTTTCTAAGTACCCCAACGAAACGCTTGCCATGCTGGCTGGCATGGTGGCTCAGATGAACGTCTCCATTGTGGAAGAGTTGTCTGATTTAAAGATGTATGTGGTCAATCGGCTGGTGATGGAGATTGAACAAGCCAAAGATCCCAAGACTCGGGTTGTTGCTTTAGGAAAACTAGGTGAGATTGATGGCGTTGATGCCTTTAAGAAGCGCAGTGAAGTCACGCATAAGATCTTATCGATTGAAGAAGTTGAAAAAGAACTTTTAGAAACCTTGACCAAGCTCGAAGACAAAGCGATAGATGTCGAGGCCCGCGAAGTTGTACGCAACGAACTCCAGAGCGAATGACCGCACTCCCACAACTTACCCCAGAACAACTATTTACCCTACGGGCGGCTTTGCCGACGATGCCGGATAAGCAAAAGAGGCGAACTCTTGAGCTGTTGAAAACCTATGATGCCCAGATAACACAGACTTTGAGCAAGGAATCATTCCTTGACTTCGTTAAACACGTCTATCCGGGGTACAAAGTAGGCCCACACCACCTGAAACTGGCCCAGATCTTCGAAGATATTGCTAACGGCAAGAAGAAAAGGGTGATTGTGAACATTGCACCCCGCCACGGTAAGTCAGAATTGATCTCATACCTCGCTCCGGCGTGGTTTTTGGGTAAACACCCCCACAAAAAGGTCATCATGGCCTCCCACACTGCTGATTTGGCGGTAAATTTTGGTCGTCGGGTACGAAATTTGGTCGGGATGGACTCTTATAAGGACGTTTTTCCGCAAGTTGAACTGCAAGCTGACTCTAAATCAGCATCAAGGTGGGGGACAAACTTCAATGGAGAATATTTTGCTATTGGCGTTGGCGGTGCTCTCGCTGGGCGCGGTGCTGATCTATTCATTATTGACGATCCTCATTCTGAACAAGACGCTAAAACTGGAAGACCCGATGTCTTTCTTCCTGCTTGGGAGTGGTTTCAGTCTGGCCCTCTCCAGCGCCTTATGCCGGGAGGCGCGATTATTGTTGTTATGACCCGTTGGTCGAAGCTGGACTTGACTGGGCAGATAGTTACCCAGATGAACCGAGAAGAAGGTGTCGATCAGTGGGAAGTGGTCGAGTTTCCAGCTATTAAAGAGGATGGCGAGGCACTTTGGCCTGAGTTCTGGCCCGTCGAAGAGTTGTATGCCAAGAAAGCTGCGTTGGATGTGCGGTACTGGAATGCCCAGTATATGCAAAACCCTGTCTCCGAGGAAGGTGCTCTTATAAAGAGAGAGTGGTGGAAGATCTGGGAGAGCGAAGCCCCGCCCCCGTGCGAGTTCACCATCATGAGTCTGGACGCTGCGCAAGAAGCATCAAACCGGGCAGACTATAACGCACTGACAGTATGGGGTGTCTTCTTCAATGAGGAGACAAACAATTACGCGATCATTCTCTTAAACGCAATCAAGAAACGTCTTGAGTACCCTGACCTCAAGGCGCTGGTGCTGGACGAGTATCGGGAGTGGCAGCCAGATGCGTTCATGGTTGAGAAGAAGTCCAACGGATCAGTGCTTTATCAAGAGATGCGTAGGATGGGCATACCCGTGGGAGAGTTCACTCCGGGCAAAGGGCAGGACAAGATCGCCCGTGTCAACGCCGTTTCAAGCTTGTTCCAAGGAGGCGTGGTCTATGCGCCGGACAGACGATGGGCAAAGGATGTCATAGAAGAATGCAACGACTTCCCTAGCGGAGCGAACGATGACTTGGTAGACTCCACAACACTGGCGCTCCTGAGGTTCAGGCAAGGCGGGTTCATCAGGCTGGATACGGATGAGCCAGAAGACAATTTCGTCAAGAAAATGTTCCGCAAAAAAGCGGCGTACTATTAAGGACACATCATGGCTGGATTAGATGATTTGATTGATGCTTACCCAAGTCTTGCTCCAGTGGCGAATGCTTTTGGGATGAAGCGAAGAGTTATTGACCCAGCAGAGTTGCCAAGGGTCAATGAGTACGGCATCGGAAGAGATCTTGAACCCCTAGGCACATTCCCAAGATCAACACGACCAGAAGATCTACCTGAGAAGGTGAATTTTTATAGAGCAGATCCAACAGGTAAGTATGGCGGTAAAGAAGGTTTGGAGACGCTACCAAAAACATTCTCGTCAGGTAGCTTGCATTCACCCGGGACACTATATAAATACGCAAGGCTTGCGGGGGCTGCTGACAAATATGGTTACCCCACCATGAGCCCAGAAGATATTGCCGCATTTGCTGTCAAAGAAGGTAGGTCAGACCTTGGTCACAACGCTGTGATGGGCGGCTCTAAAAAAGATAAAGAGTTTGATAAGCATTTGGGTGACACCTATAACATTCCAGCATCTGATAAAAATTTTTTGTACGCGATGCACGCCAAACAGAAAGACGCAGACAGATTAGACATACCGCTTGCGGAAGCTTGGAATGGCACAGGCAGGAATGTGAGAGGTACATCTGGGAAGCAGTACGCCCAAGATTGGGAATCACACAAGCAGGCCGCAGTCCATCCCAAGAATGCAGATCTTATGAATTTAATCAAACGTGCGTATGTAGATGGGCAAAAACATGGCTTGCCATTAAAAGCAAACGCAGATGAAGATTCAATAGCACATGTCAGAGAAGTACCTTATAAAAGAGGTGGCATGATTGACAAGCCTTTAGCTGGTGGTTACAAGACAATATGACTACACAGAAGTTTATGGGACGCAATCAGTTGGTTGACAGACTTGCGGCGCAGGTTGGCAACAAAGACACGGCGATTGCCATACTCAAAAAGCGTGGGCAGATGGATGCAAGCGGGGCGCTGACGGCAGCAGGACAGAAGCGCAACATGATGACTGCTGAGGAACGGGCAAAGGATCGTGCGGCAAAGAGCAGCGGTCACCCCGTAAAAGATTTCACATATTCAGCTCGTACGAACCGGGCAACTTTAAAGGGCAGATGATGGCAACAAACATGGACAAAGCCGTCTACACAGACGCACCTCAAGGCATCGAGCAACTTGGTGAAGAGCAAGAGCCGATTGAGATTCAAATTGAAGACCCAGAGGCTGTAAGTATCAGTGGCCCGGGCTTTGAGATTGAAATGGAGAAGACTCAAGATGAGGATGAGTTCAATAAGAACTTAGCTGAAGAGATGAGTGAGGATGAGTTGGTACGCCTTGCTGGGGATCTAATTGGCGAGTATGAAGCAGATGTCTCTAGTCGTAAGGACTGGATACAGACTTACGTCGACGGCTTAGAACTCTTGGGTATGAAGATAGAAGAGCGTATGGAGCCTTGGCCCGGCGCATGTGGTGTTTACCACCCTATCTTAAGTGAGTCTGTGGTTAAGTTTCAAGCAGAGACAATGATGTCTACGTTCCCAGCAGCGGGGCCAGTTAAGACACAGATTATCGGCAAAGAAACCCCAGAGAAAAAGAAAGCTGCTGATCGCGTGCAAGTGGATATGAACTACCAGCTTACGGATGTGATGAAGGAGTTTCGTCCAGAGCATGAGCGTATGTTATGGGGCTTGGGTCTGGCAGGTAACTCGTTTAAGAAGGTGTACTTTGACCCTAGCTTGAATCGTCAGGTGTCGATGTATGTACCAGCGGAAGACGTGGTTGTGCCTTATGGTGCTTCAAGTTTAGACTCAGCAGAACGTGTGACCCATGTCATGCGCAAAACATCCAACGAGTTAAAGCGTCTACAGCATGAAGGATTCTACAGAGATATTGACTTAGGTGATCCAGTCAATGTGATGGACGAAGTGGAGAAGAAGATTGCTGAGAAGTTGGGCTTCAGAGCATCGGAAGATGACCGCTTCAAACTTTTAGAGATGCAGGTTGAGTTGGATTTACCCGGCTACGAGCATACAGATGAGAACGGTGAAGAGACAGGAATAGCCTTGCCTTACATCGTGACTATTGAGAAGAGCACCAACAATATATTAGCGATCCGTAGAAATTGGAGACCAGAAGATGAGCAGTGTCATAAGCGTACTCACTTTGTTCATTACGGTTATATCCCGGGTTTTGGATTTTACTGTTTTGGTCTTATTCATCTTATTGGTGCTTTTGCCAAGTCTGGCACTTCTATTCTGCGTCAGTTGGTTGACGCTGGTACCTTATCAAACTTGCCGGGCGGTTTCAAGACACGTGGTCTCAGGTCTAAGGGAGATGACACACCGATAAGCCCCGGGGAATTCCGAGATATGGACGTCCCAAGCGGCACCATCCGCGACAACATCATGCCGCTGCCATATAAAGAACCAAGTCAGGTTCTGGCTGCTCTCCTCCAAACAATCATTGATGAAGGTCGCAAGTTCGCGGGCACTGTTGACTTGCAAGTTTCTGACATGTCTGCCCAGTCCCCCGTCGGAACAACGTTGGCAATTCTCGAGCGTCAACTCAAAACCATGAGTGCAATTCAGGCTCGTGTCCATTATTCGATGAAGCAAGAATTTAAGTTGCTCAAGGATATCATCCGCGACTACACCCCAGCCGACTACAGCTACGAGCCAGAAGAAGGCGGTCGTCATGCTAAACAAAGCGACTACGACTACGTCGAGGTGATTCCTGTCAGTGACCCCAATGCAGCAACGATGGCTCAAAAGGTCATCCAATATCAAGCAGCATTGCAGTTGGCGCAAACCGCGCCACAACTGTATGACCTACCCCAGCTTCATAGGCAGATGTTGGAAGTGATCGGTATTAAGAATTACCAAAAACTTGTGCCTATGGCAGAGGACATGAAGCCACGTGACCCAATCACTGAGAACATGAATATCCTTTCCAACAAGCCAGTCAAGGCGTTCTTGTACCAAGACCATAAGGCACACATTGCTGTTCACATGGCGGGTATGCAGGATCCTCATGTTCAAGAGTTGGTGGGCCAGAACCCTCAAGCAGCGCAGATGTTGCAGGCGGCGATGTCGGCTCACATTGGCGAGCATTTGGGTATGGAGTACCGGAAAGAAATTGAGCAACTTATGGGTATCCCGCTTCCTCCGTACAACGAGGAGAAGGATGAAGTTGAGATGGCTCCCGAGGTTGAAGTGCAAGTATCTCAGTTGGCAGCGCAAGCAGCGCAGCAGTTATTGCAGCAGCACCAACAACAATCTCAACAAGCCAAAGCTCAGCAGCAAGCTCAAGACCCGCTCATTCAGTTGCAGCAGCAAGAGTTGCAGATTAAGCAAGGCGACTTGCAACGCAAGTCTCAGAAAGACATGGCTGACATGCAAGCCAAGATGGCTCAGATTCAAGTTGAACTCAAGCGTATTGAGTCTAATCAAGAGACTGAAGGAGCCAAGATTGCTATGCAGCACCAGAATAACGAAGCCCAGCGTCGTGCGCAGCATGAACAACAAGGGTTTACGTCTGGTATTGATCTGTTAAAGACTCAACAACAATCTACAAAAAAGGATAAATAATGTCCTACGAAATTAAAAAATTTGCTGAAGTAACGATCAAACAGATCGACGAGAAAGTTAAACAACTTGAAGATGCCTTGGGCGCGCGAGCTGCTAAGTCATACGACGAGTACT